AGGAGTATTCGCACAGTTTGGTGTAGAGAATAACAATCACCGAATTTATGAAGAAAAAGAGTATTTACCTCATCTTGACTACTTAAAGAAAAAGATTAACGAAAATCGACTTCTTGGTGAATTGGATCACCCTGAAAAGTTTGATATTTCTTTATCTAAAGTAAGTCACTTAATTGAAGAAGTTAAATACGATTCAAAGAAAAGACAAATTACCGGTAAGATTCGTTTGCTTGATACGCCGAGCGGGCAAATTGCTAAGAATCTTGTAGATACAGGAGTTCCTATCAGCATTTCATCTAGAGCTGCTGGAGTTGTTGGAGAAAACAAAAAAGTTAGTATTAAGAGAATCTTTACATACGATCTTGTTGCAGATCCTGGATTTGAAAACGCTCAGCTTAGCAAAGTAAACGAATCATTTGGTTTTGATAGTCATGATGATACTATTGCAATTTACGACGTAACAACAGAATTTAAAGAATTCCCTTCATTCCTTGAGGGCAATGAAAATGAAGAGATAAATAATAAAATCACCGAAAAAACATCAACAAAAGATATGGAAAATAAAACTGTAGAATTTGTATCAATCGAAGAAATGAATAACTATTCTTTGGTTATAAAAAATGAAATTGAAAAAATCAACACGAGATTGAGCAAAATCTCTGAATCTACAAATTCAACTGAAAGAGTTGAGAAACTAGAGGAAGAACTTGATAACATCAAGAAGTATGCTTCATATCTTGCAGAGTCTCAAAATAAAGCTATCCAATACGCTAACTACCTTTCAGAGAAATTGGGTCAAAGCATATCATATTCTGAGCACATTGCTGAAAAGGCTGATCGTGGTATTCAATACAGCGAAATGATTGCTGAGAAAATGGATGAAGGTCATCAGTATATGGAATACATGGCTGAGAAGGTTGATGAAAGCATTCGTTACGGTGAATATGTTGCTGGGAAGCTAAATGAAAATATCAAATACGGTGATTACTTAGCAGAAAAAATGAATCAGACTATTGGTTACGCTGAGCATATTGCTGAGCACGCAGATAACTCTATTCGTTATTCTGAATACCTTGCAGAAAACGCTGCATCTAAAGATGACTTTAAAAATCTTACTGAATACGCTGAATACATGTTTGAAAACATGGGAGTAGGTTTTAACGACGGTAAAACTACTGACGTATCTGAAGAAGTTTCTAAAGATAAAGGTGTTTTAACTAACGCTGTTAAAGAAGACAATACAATCATGGGGCGTTATGCTTCATTAGACAATAAAATTAAAGCAGTACTTGAATCTGTTGAAAAACAAAAGACAGAAATTAACAATAAAAATCAAGACAGCAATTATCCGTTCATGCAATTCTTAAGCGAAGGAAAACGTGAAGAATTCCACGCTTTGAATGAGACCGAAAAGAAAAGGGTCACAAACAGTTTATTATTAAACCCTGCATTTGACGAAGAGAAAATCGTTGCAGTTTGGGAAAGCACATTAGCCAATGTTGAAGTAAATGAAAAATGGTTAACTGACATGCCAGTTGAATTCTTACCTTTATGGGAAAGTGCATCTGTTGGTTTGAAAGACCGTATTACTCGACAAGCAAAAATGTACCGACTTGAAACTGATTATCAGATTAAGAACTTCTGGCAAACTCGTGGTTTAGGTAAACCATCTGAAGAAGCTACTGAAATCTCTGAAAGCAAAAAGGTTGAATTATCTAAAGAAGCAAAATCTTTAGGATATTCTACTGACTATGTAAATAGTATTTCAGAAAGCCTTAACAGATACAGTAAAAAATAATCAAACATAAAAAAACATTTTAAAAATTATGCAACTTTTAAATGAAGCACAAGTGTTTGAGACGTGGTCACCAATCTTAGAGGAAAAAACGGGTATCACTGACTCAAACAAATTGAAGTGGATGAGTACTTACGCTCATTACCATTCATTGAATGAAGGATTTACATATCCTCAAGCATCTCTTTTTAACACTCCAGGTATGGGTAACGTTGCTCCTGCCTCGACTGTTGCTGGTGGTGCTGCTAACTTCTACGGAGCTGGTTCTCAAGGTTCTGGAGATAAATTCCCATCATTATTGCCATTAGCTATTCAGGTAGCTGCAAGAACTGTTGGTTTTGATATCGTTCCAGTTATCCCTATGAACGGTCCTTCAGGAGTATTAACTTACTTAGACTATGTATACGCTGGTGGTCGCGATGTAAACGCACCTGGTGTTGCTGGTCAAGGTGCTGCAATGACAAGCGATGCAAAATTTAAAGATAAATTTACTGTCTTTAAATTGAATAGAGCTGGTTTATCTGCTGCACAAAACACAGAATTTTCTGGCGCTGCTGCTGGTGATGTTTACTACTTTGGTGCTGCAGACATCTCAACTATCGCAGGTCCTGCTTTGAAAGCAGCTTTTGTTGGTAAGAGCCGAATTGACGGATCTTGGATATTCAGAGCATTAGCTGAATCTAACATTACTGTTGGTCCTTGGGCTGCTACTGATGCTGTTGATTTATCTCTTGGAGATACACAAACATTAGCATACGTTAATTACCTAGATGGTACAGCAACTATCACTGATAACACTGGTACTCTTGTAGGTCTTGTTGCTGCGGCTACTGCTTCTGCTGAATTGGTACGTGCATTGGAAGATCACGTTGCTGGTTTTGCTGGTGCTGGTCCAAACGATGACGAGCCTTTCTCTGGTAACTCTATCAACGGTCGTGTTGCTTACGAACCAATGAGAAGAGGTATTGGTGAGACTTCTTATTACAGAACTATGGGTCTTCAAGCATTCACTAAGTTCATTGAAGCAGAAACTTACCAAGTAGCTGCTCAAGTAACTACTGAACAAATTCAAGACCTTAACCGTCAATATGGAATTGACGTAGTTTCAATGATGGAAAACGCTCTTGTAAACGACGTTTCTCAATCAATCAACAAACACATCTTGTCTAGAGCATTCCAATTAGGATGGCATAACCACTATACTTTCTATACTGTAGAAGGTACTAACTTGAACCTTAACTTGTTTGATGGTTCTGCGGTTAACAATGTTGAACTACTTGGTAAAGATAACGGTTTATACGATGTACCTGTATCTGCATTCCAATCTTATGGTCCTGCTGGTGCTACATTTGAAAACCAAGGTACTGCTCAAAGACGTATCCAATCTAAAGTTCTTGCTGCTGGTAACGTAATTGCACAAAGAGGACGTAGAGGGCCAGGTAACTTCGTGGTTACTAACCTTCAAATCGCTACTGCATTACAAGATTCAGCTCAATTTACTTTCTATCCACTTGCTAACACAGTGAACCAAAACAACGGAGCACTTTATCCGTTAGGAACACTTGCAGGTATGACTATCTATGTAGATCCTAACATGGACTATAACGATACACGAGTACTTTGTGGTAGAAAAGGTGCTGATGAAGAGCCAGGATTGAAATTCATGCCTTACTTGATGGCTGAGTCTATTCAGACTATTGCTGAAGGTACAATGAGTCCAAAAATCGCAGTTAAATCTCGATATGCACTTGTTGAAGCTGGATTCCACCCAGAAACTCAATACTTTACATTCGTTGTAAACTTGAGAGATGGTGCCGCTGACTGGCATAATGCTACAACTTCAATCTCTATCGCTTAATCTATAATTTAACGATAAAACTAGAGGGACTTCGGTCCCTCTTTTTTGTACCTATACCCTGAACATCTC